AAGTCATTCACCGAACACGGGATTATAATTGGTTTACTGTCCGTGCGTGCTGATCTTACTTATCAACAAGGTTTACCCCGGATGTTTTCCCGTCGAACAAGGTGGGATTTTTACTGGCCTGCATTGGCTCATCTTGGAGAACAAGCGATTCTTAACAAGGAAATCTATGCACAGGGCTCAACAGTTATCAATCCTGCGACTTCTGTTGCATACGACGAAGAAGTATTCGGATATCAGGAACGGTGGGCTGAGTACCGTTATTATCCGTCTAAAATCACCGGGAAATTAAGATCAACCTATGCCACACCGTTAGATATGTGGCATTTATCTCAAGAGTTTACTGCTCTGCCTACATTGTCGGACACGTTTATTCAAGAAAATCCGCCGATGGAAAGAGTTTTGGCTGTAAACGACGAACCCCATTTTATTATGGATTCGTATATCAACTGTAAAACAGTTAGGCCCATGCCGGTATATTCTGTGCCGGGCCTGATTGACCATTTTTAAGGCGGTGCTTTATGAAAAAATGGTTTATTATAATTGCACTTGGCGTTTGGGTACTTTGCGGTTGTCAAGCGGTACGAGATTATCAATCCGCTGTTAATGACCCGACGTTAAACACGGAAATTATCACTACTCAAAATCGTGTTGTCGGAATTGTTGATAATGCAATATCGTTGTTGTCCGCTTCCGAAGCAAATCATCCCTTAGCCGTGATTGCTGGCTCTTTTGCGTCGTTGGTAGTAGGTATTATTCTAGGACGCAAAAAAAGAAAGGCAGGTGATTAAATTGGATCCGATTACTTTAGCAGCATTAGCGGCGGCGGGCCAAGCTGGTATGTCTGGTATGGGTGCATACCTCGGATATCGAGGAACAAAAAAAACCAATGCACAAAATCTCCAGATCGCCCGTGAACAGATGGCATTTCAGGAGAGAATGTCGTCTACGGCTCATCAAAGAGAGGTTGCTGATCTACGGCTTGCCGGTTTAAATCCTATACTTTCGTCAGGTGGTCAAGGTGCTGTAAGTGGTATGGGTGCTAGTGCTGTTATGCAAAATCCTCATGAACGCACTACCGAACGTCTTGTATCTTCTGCTCGGGCGTTAGCAGATAATATGTTAACCCGTGAAAATACAAAGTTAACTAAAGAGCAGATTAAGACTCAAGAAACAGCAACTAGAATCGGTGAAGAAAAAGCAATCCAAGAAGTAGCGAATACCGCAAGGTCTTTAAATGAATTGCGGTTTGAACAGGGCAAAGCCGGTCAAGCTGCGCCGTATCTCCGTCTTATTATGCCCATGTTGGAAAGGTTGTCCGGGTCGGCGAAAAATATTTTTGACATGTCGCCGACAGGACGGACTAGAATTTATAGTCCTAAATTCGCACATTAAAAAAAGTAGCATCACCGCCGGGGGGGCCTCGCATAGCCCCCCTTTGAGGCGGTGCAAAAGAAAGGAAAAAAAAATGTATGGCAAACCAGTAGTGTATGCAAATAGGTCAAGTCGTTATGATGCCGGCTCTCCTCGTAGAGATAAACGCCGGTACTCTCGCACGGCAGGCATGACAAATACTGTTAACTTCCGTGCTATGCCCATGCGGGGTGGTATTAGACTTTAAATATGCCCTGCTATCATCCATTGAAGGGGTATATCGCATCAGAAGTAAACCCGGCGACGGGTAAGCGGTCAATCGTTTTTCAAAAGCGAGAAGCCCTTACCCCTTTGCCGGTTTATGTGCCTTGTGGTCAATGTATAGGTTGCCGTCTTGAGCGATCTCGTCAATGGGCAGTTCGTTGTGTTAATGAGGCCTCGCTTCACGAGGATAATTGTTTTATAACTCTTACCTTTAGTGATGAAAATTTACCGTCGGATGGTTCCCTTCATGTTGCAGACTTTCAGAAATTTATGAAGCGTCTGCGCCGTATGTTCCCCGAAAAAAAGATTCGCTTTTTTCATTGTGGCGAATACGGTCATCTATTCTCACGTCCGCATCATCATGCCTGTCTTTTTAACTTCCGATTCCCCGATTTAGTTTTTTATTCTGAACGGCAAAAAACTCGTCTTTATCGGTCAGAGATTCTTGAGAAGTTGTGGCCTCATGGTTTTTGTACTGTTGGTGATGTGACGTTCGAATCGGCTGCTTACGTCGCAAGGTATATTGTAAAAAAAATGTCCGGGCCTCGTGGCGCCGAAATCTACAACGGGCGAAAGCCCGAGTATACGACTATGAGTCGAAAACCCGGAATCGGTGCGGAGTGGTTCGATCAATTTTCGTCTGATTGTTACCCACATGATTATATGGTTATCCGCAACGGTATCAAATGTCGGCCCCCTCAATATTACGAACGCCGGTACGATTTAAAATGTCCGGAAAAATTACTTGAAATCAAGAGGGAAAGGGCCGATAATGCGTTTAACAATCCTAATAACACCAGAGATCGTCTTTTTGTGCGTGAGGAATTACAGAACAGAAGGGCGAAAAAACTCGAAAGGAGTTTTGAACATGCGCATTAATATCTACTCAATTTACGATTGTAAATTAAGTGCTTTTACACCGCCGTTTTTCATGTTGCGTGATGCCGAAGCAATTCGGGCATTTAGCGATACATGTATGACACCGACGGTAACTCTTAATAAACACCCGGAAGATTTTACCCTGCATAAATTGGGTGTGTTTGATGATCAGTCAGGTAAACTTGAAAGTATACAACCTCCCGAATTCCTAGCTTCGGCGACGGAATTTGTCAAAAAAGGAGAACCGAAAGATGCAACGACTTAGAATTTCAGGTCGATTTATTTATCCGAAAGTCGGTGGCTTTAACTGTGAAGCTGAAAAACCAGAAGGCAAAAGCCGTACTCAACAGCATTTCCGAAAGGAAGCAGACATTAATACAATTATGAGCCGGTATGCAAAAACCGGCTATCTGGTTGACCCGACAATCGCACGGACACGTAAGCCGATCTTTGCAGACGTGTCCATGAATCTTGATTATCATAGTTTGCAAATCCAATTACTGGATATTAACAATCGCTTTGCTATGATGCCTTCCGAACTTCGGGAAAAATTCGATAATGACCCGGAAAAGTGTGTTAATTGGCTTGCTGACCCTGCGAACGCAGAAGAAGCCGGGAACTTAGGGTTATTGCCAAGAGTTGAAAAACCTGTTCCCGATTTACCTCCCAATACGGTTATTACTGACCCGGAACCGGCTAAACCGGTTTCTCAACCATCCGTAGAACCGGCCAAAACCGCCCCTAGCGAGGCCGTAGCATGACGAACGCACTCAGACCATATATATTACTTGATGTAACTGGTCTGAGTGACACCAAGCCCCAAAGGGGCGCGGTACAGCCAATCTGTGTTACAGTTTGGCGTGTTTATTATCAAATAATAGATAAATTCAATAAACAGAGGAGTTTACGCAAATGAAGATGAAATCGGTAATGAAACATCAGTTTAGTCAAGTGCCGAAAGCGAATATCCCTCGATCAGTGTTTAATCGAGATCATGGGTATAAGACTACCTTTGACGCCGGTTATTTGATTCCGTTCTTTGTTGATGAAGCCCTTCCGGGTGACACATTCAACGTCCGGGCAACGATCTTCGCTCGTTTGGCAACACCTATAACGCCATTCATGGACAATTTGTTCTTAGACACGTTTTTCTTTTTCGTGCCTAATCGGTTGTTATGGGAAAATTGGCAACGTTTTTGCGGTGAACAGGACGACCCGGAAGATTCAACAGATTTTATGGTTCCGGTGGTAGAAGCACCGTCAGGTGGTTGGCCTGTTGGCGGTATGGCTGATTATTTCGGTTTACCGACAGGCATTCCGGGTTTGGAAGCATCTGCTTTACCGTTCCGTGCCTATCAGCTTATTTATAACCAATGGTTCAGAGATCAGAATTTACAGGATTCCGTTACTTTCTTAACTGATGACGGACCAGATACGAATGCGCATTACGCTTTGAAAAAGAGAGGCAAGCGACACGATTATTTTACGTCTGCTTTGCCATGGCCTCAAAAAGGTCCAGGGGTAGAGTTGCCTCTAGGGGAATCTGCTCCCCTTAAAGTTGATGGTTATGAATCAACGCATACGATCACGACGGTTTATTCCGGTGCGATTGCACATAACCTAGTAACAGCAGAGCCAAATTCTCCGCAATTCTCGACCTATCCTGAGATATATGCCGATCTTAGCGAAGCGACGGCAGCAACGATCAATTCATTAAGACAGGCATTTCAAATGCAACGTCTTTACGAGCGTGATGCTCGAGGTGGTTCTCGGTATACAGAGATTGTCCGCTCTCATTTTGGCGTTGTTTCTCCAGATGCACGTTTACAAAGGCCCGAGTTTCTCGGCGGTGGTTCAACTCCTATTATGTTGACCCCGGTCGCACAAACTTCAGAAACAAACAGCACGCCTCAAGCTAACTTATCGGCTTTTGGTACAGCCGGTACT